AGGCAGGCACCGGCCAGTACATAAAGCTGCGCTACGACATTACCGGCCCCACGCATCAAGGTCGAGTGGTGTTTGGCAACCTGAATATCCGCAACCCTAACCCAAAAGCCGAGGAGATCGGGCGGCAGCAGTTGGGTGATGTAATGCGCTCAATTGGACTGCCAAAGGTGCAGGACACCGATCAGCTTGTTGGCGGGTCGCTGATGATAAAGCTGGCGACAAAAGCAGCAGAAGGCCAGTACGAGGCGTCCAACGAGGTCAAGGGCTTCAAAGCGGTCGAAGGCGCTGCAATGCCCAAGCCTGCTGCATCAATGCCTGCCGGAATGCCCGCTAGTAATGGCGCGGCAACGCCACCAGTTTCCCCGCCCTGGGGCCGCAAATAACAACAGCAGGGCAGGGGCGGGCAACCGTCCCTGTAATTTTATGACAGCAATCCCAGAACAAATAAATTCACTTGCCGCCAGCATTGACGTAGCGCACCAAAAACGTCAGGAGCGCCCAAGGCCGCACATGGGCTGCTCACAGCTTGGGCACCAGTGCGAACGCTGGCTGTGGCTATCCTTTCGCTGGGCAGTGATTGAACCTTTCCCCGGTCGCATCCTGCGATTGTTTCGGCGCGGCCAGATGGAGGAGGAGACCGTGGTTTCCGACCTGCGCTCTGCCGGATGCCATGTGACGCACACAGGACAAGAACAAAGCCGTGTTGATTTTGGGTGCCATGTGTCAGGCAGCATTGACGGCATTATTGAGTCAGGCGTGCCAGAGGCACCGCGAAAGCATCATGTGCTTGAGATCAAAACGCACAGCCTGAAATCATTCAACGAGCTGGAGAAAAACGGCGTGCAGCTTGCCAAGCCGATCCACTGGGCGCAGATGCAGGTTTATATGCTTGGCGCAAAAGTGGATCGTGCCCTGTATTACGCCGTGTGCAAGGACGATGACCGCATATACACCGAGAGAGTGCGACTGTGCGAAGAATCGGCAAAGGCATACGTTGATCGCGGCCAGCGCATTGCGTTGACTGAGCGTATGCCAGAGCCGATTGTGGGGGCATCGCCAGCTTGGTATATCTGCAAATTCTGCCCAGGCCATGATTTTTGTCACAAAACGCAGAAGACCGATCAGGTCAACTGCCGCACTTGTGCACACGCCACGCCTAAAGATGACGGCACGTGGCACTGCGCTCGATGGGAGGACGCCATTCCAACTGAGGCACAGCACAGCGGCTGCGGCTCGCACGTTTTCCACCCTGATCTTGTGCCGTGGAAGCTGGTCGGCGGATCTGGAGATTGGTCAGCGATTTATCAGATTGATGACAAGCAAGTCATCAATGGCGAGGACGGCTATCACAGCACTGAGATTGTCGCCAATCTGCCTTTGGTGCTGGCGAATGATCCGACGGTGATGGCGATTCGGGAAAAATTTGATGCGAGGGTGAGCGGATGATTACGCTTTTGAATATGGATTGCATGGAGTACATGAAAACGCTGCCGGACAAAGCGTTTGACGCAATTATCACTAGCCCGCCATACAATATGAATTTAAGAGTAAATTCTAAAGGCGATGGATATTCCAGCAGGCAAATTGTAAAAGAACTATCTACAAAATATCAAAATTACAGCGACAATTTGCCGATGGATGACTACAAAAAGTTTCTTGTTGAATTTTTAAAAGAAGCCATAAGGGTCTCTGATCTTGTTTTTTTAAATATTCAACAAATTACAGGCAATAAACCTGCTGTTGCGGCTGTGGTTGGAATGTTTGCCAACGCGCTAAAAGAAACAATTATATGGGATAAGGTTGTTGCTCAGCCAAGCATCGCAGACGGCGTATTAAACAGCCAATTTGAATTTATATATGTGTTCGGAGGAAATCCGATAGCGCGGCAGTTTAAAGGAGCAGGCTTTGTAAGAGGATCAGAGTCAAATATCTGGCGCATACAGCCAACGGAAAGAGCCGACAAGAACCACGGAGCGGGATTCCCTGTTGCTTTGCCGGAAAAGATCATTAGATGCTTTGTTTCAGATGGCCAGCGCATTTACGATCCCTTTTTAGGAACTGGAACAACAGCAATAGCTGCCCATTACTGCGGGCTTGAGTGCGTGGGGACTGAAATAGATAAAAATTATTATGAGGCTGCTATAAAAAGGTTTAATCAAGAAACAAAACAGGTTGATATGTTTGGAGGATCGCCAGCATGACAGCCCTGCGTGAATACCAACAACGCGCCATCACCCAGCTTTATTCATGGTTTGGCGAAAACGGCAAGGGCAATCCCTGCCTGGTGCTGCCCACTGGATCTGGCAAGAGTCATATCGTTGCGGCACTCTGCAAAGACGCATTGCAGCACTGGCCTGAGACTCGCGTTCTGATGCTGACGCACGTTAAAGAGCTGATAAGCCAGAACGCCGAAAAGATGCGTCAGCATTGGAAAGGCGCACCGATGGGCATTTATTCGGCCAGCCTGAACAGCCGCAACCTTGGCGAGCCAATCACCTTTGCAGGCATACAGTCCGTGAGAACCAAGGCGGATCAGATCGGACACGTTGACCTGATTATTGTAGACGAGTGCCACCTGATCGGCATCACCGAGACGGGCGGTTACAGAATGCTGATTGATGCCCTGATGCTTATCAACCCAATGCTGCGCGTGATTGGCTTGACCGCCACGCCGTACCGATTGGGTCATGGCATGATTACCGACAAGCCCGCCATCTTTGATGCCCTGATCGAGCCAGTCAGCATTGAGGAGTTGCTGCACAAGGGCTATCTGGCCCCGCTGCGCTCAAAGGTGACACGCGAAAAACTGTCCGTTGACGGACTGCACAAGCGAGGCGGCGAGTACATTGAGGCAGAAATGCAAGAGGCGTTTGATACTGACGAGCACAACCGTGCGGTGGTGGATGAGGTCATCAGCTTTGCGGAGAATCGCAAGTCGTGGCTGTTCTTTTGCGCCGGGGTGAACCACGCTGAGAACGTCGCAGCGATGCTGCGAGATCGCGGCATTGCAGCGCAGTGCGTGACCGGCAAGACGCCCAAGAAAGAGCGCGAGACGATCTTGCGAGACTTTAAGCATGGAAGGCTTCGCGCCGTCACCAATGCCAACGTACTGACCACCGGTTTCGATCACCCTGACATTGACCTGATTGCCATGCTACGCGCCACGGCATCGCCAGGCTTATACGTCCAGATGGCGGGCAGAGGTCTGCGCCCAAAAAGCCACACCGACCATTGTCTGGTGCTGGACTTTGCGGGAGTGGTGGAGGAGCACGGCCCCATCACTCGCGTCAGGCCACCGAGCAAGAAGGGCGAAAGCACTGGGGAAGCACCAGTGAAGGTGTGCGAAAGCTGTGGCGAGTTGGTGTACATCTCTGCGCTTGTTTGCCCAGCCTGCGGAGAAGCGTTCTCAGAGCCTAAGAAAAAGCCGCTGGTGCTGCGTGACGTTGACATCATGGGCATTGAGGCAACAGAAATGGTTGTCACAGACTGGCGATGGCGAGAGCACACCAGCAGGGCGAGCGGCAAGCAGATGATTGCGGTTGATTACTACGGCGCGTTGTCCGATCCTCTTATTACAGAGTTTTTCACCATCCTGCACGATGGCTACGCAGGCCAGCGGGCAATGCAGACGCTGGCATCCATTGCCGCGCAGTGTAATGCACTGGATGCAGTGCGCTCAGATGACCTTGCCGAGATCGCTGCACGGCTTTCAGCAGGCAGACTGCCAAAGCTGATTGAGTATCAAAAAGACGGGAAGTATTTTCGGGTAACCAAGCGAGTATTTTGAGGTTTGATATGTACAAGACCCCCGCCTTCATCAGCGAATGGTATAACCGCCGACCGCCCAAGTGTTGCCACACCTGCGAGAGTTTTTTGCTTCAGAGTGGAAGGTGCATCAAGTTTGACCAGATCGTTCCCGAACAATTCGCACAGGAGATTGACAGATGCGCCGAGTGGCAAGAGCTAAGAATACCGTTTTGAAATCTGCCCCTACCAGATCGCGCACTGTCACCTCATGCGCCAATGTGACCGACAGAGTGCCCACCGAGCATGAGGAGCAGCGCGAGCTGGTGGCATGGTTCCGCCGCCAGTATGAGGGCGTGCGTATATTCGCCATCCCCAACGGCGGATTGCGCTCACAGCGTGAGGGCGGAAGGCTGAAGCTGGAGGGTGTCAGCGCAGGAGTGCCAGACCTTTACATCCCAGCCTGGCACACATGGGTCGAGATGAAGCGGCAAAAGGGCGGCAGCTTGTCAGCAGAGCAGCGGGATTGGCGCGACTATCTGCAATCCATTGGCGACAGATGGATCGTTGCCAAAGGCTGCGAGGACGCAAAAAGGCAGTTGATAGAAAAAACAAAACAATAATTGCTGATCTATACAAACGATTGTGTGTTGTTTGTGTATACAGATAACACTAAAGGCAATACTATACTCCCATGCCAGCAATAAAGCGGGTCACCGGAGGCAAGATGTTTACTCAGATCAAAAGAATCAAAGAAGTTGACGCAACCGAAGAACAGGCAATCGCTTCATACGGATCATTTGTTGCGCTTTACGAAAGCACAAAAAGCAGAGTGCGTAAATCAGGCCGCAAAGACTGGAGCACAGACAGACTGCTACTTAATAAGGCGGTGCTGGCATTGCCTGTAATTCATCAAGCGATTGCGGAGCGCTTTGGTCAAAGCGCTGTTTACAAAGCTATTGACGCTCACCCATTTTTATAACAACCCCCGCCAAGGATGGCGCACTCAGGAGAAAGAAAATGGCGAACATGATAGCAGTCAACCGGGCCCTCAAGGCCGCCTACCCAGCACTGGATATTGAAGCAGTGCGAGGCCAAGGCTACGTCTACTTCGGCGGCGACGATGGGTTCGACAAGATCGACTCGATCTTCGTGCATCCGGTCAACATCAGTACCGAAGACCTAACTCGCATTGTAATCGAGGCGGTCAAATAAAGTGATAAACAACACCACAATGATCATTCGATTGTTAGAAACAGCAATCGAGTCGCAAGCAGGAGGGCACCAAGTGCTCGGCCTGCTGGCATCGGCCAGAGACAAGCTGATCCTGCTGTCGGCAGCGCAGGACGCGGCAAAGAACAACGCAACGCTGGAATTGCTCCAGCAAATACTTGACGAGGACAACTGATGAAAGCGAAAAACATCCACATCCGTGTTACTGCTTCGCAGCACGAAAAAATCATGCGCGAGGCCCGCAAGCTTGGTCTGACAGTGTCCGCGTACATCCTGATGCTGACAGAAGGAGCGAGCAAATGAGCGAACCAAAAGCAATGCTGCTGACTTTGATATGCGCCTTCATCATCGGCGCTCTGGTGATCTTATGAGCGATTACCAATTTTGGAAAGCCGCCAAGCCCATCAAGGGCACCGGGTTTAACAAAGGTTTCATCATGTCGATTATGAATCGAGAACGCGCCCGACTTGCCAAGCGCATACGCGCACTGGAAACCAAGCTCGGCAGGCCGCACAGGTATCTGCGCGAATGCGGGGCGGTGCAGTATGTTTGATTATGACGACGACGAGCGGCCAACGCCGCGCCAGCGATGGTATCAGCAAGACCTGAGAAGGCACCCGGATTGCCGCGACCCAGACCACCCCGGATGCCCAGACTGCAATCCAACAGATGAGGAAGGCGAGCATGATGATTCGACAGATAAAGAATGACTGGTACAGGCTGGACACCGATGGCTTGGTGTTCTTCGGCTATAGCCGCGAGCACGTTCGCCACAAGCTTGAGGCTTGGGTGCGTGAGCATGATCTTCGGAGGGTGCGATGATAATCGACCGACTGAAACAAGACGCCAGTTTTATGAGAGTGCTGACACGCGCAGGCGGCTGGCACAAAGCCTATCTGATTGACGAAATGGAAGTGCAGAAGATAAGCGCCACGATGATCGAGGCAGCGGAGCGTATTGAGGCGTTGGAGAGAGCTGGAGGCCAGAAAATGACAGAGCGTGAACAGTTGGAGTCCGCTATACGAGAGGCTTTTCAGATTGGCAAGGCTTCGGCAAATGAGCATATTGCTTTTTCATCGACAGCTATTGCTCTTGAGGCATTGATTCAGCGCACAGCAAAGCAAGCCCGCGCTACTCCCGCACTGCCGCAGGGTGAGCATGACTTGGAGGACGTTCGGTGCCAGTGCTGCGGATACATGACATATCACAGCGAGCACATGGGCTGCATTCGCTCTGCATACAAGCAAGCACTGCCGCAGGTTCCAGAATGCATGGCGATTGTGCCGGTGGAAGGGTTCAAAATCGAAGCAGGAAGCGATGCGTATCAGGAAATAATCGTTACAGCAGCGGATGGCGGTCAACAGATATTTTGGCCTGAAGATGCGGCGTATGGTCTGATGAAAGCCATGCTCGCCGCAAGGGAGAAGGGAGAATGAGCAGAATTTATTACCCGCCATCAATGTACCGCACAAGAAAACTGCCATGGAGCGGCCCATACTACAGTTGTGCCGATTGTAAGAGGGAGTTCTATAAGCAGCGCGACCTTTGGGAACACATCCAGCACTGCACCGCAAAGGAGCAAAGCAAAACAGCTAGACGACTACGCGCCATCATCGACAAGGAGCCGACATGAACGAATCACAAGATGTTTTTTTTCCGGCATCAAAAATGATTGCATATGCCACCGCGACGGAATGGGATATTAGCGCAGAAACCTTTAAAGTTGTTGAAAATCAGCAGGTTTGGATTGGCTATGTTGGGACTGTTTACACAACGATGGTTGCCACGGATAAAGGTTATAAATTTAAGACTTTTGCAGAGGCAAGGGCAAATGCAGAAAGGTTTGTTTTGCAGTGCAGAGAGGCGGTGCGCGCCATCATCGAGGACAAGCCATGATCTCCGCCCTGTTCTGCGTTGCGAGCGCGATCTACTTCGAGGCCCGTGGCGAACCCGTCGAAGGCCAAGCCGCAGTCGCGTGGGTGATCTACCACCGCACTGTTACCAACGGCTACCCAGGCACCGCTTGCGGAGTGACGCACGAAGACGAGCATCGCAAGTATCAGTGCCAGTTCTCCTTCATGTGCGATGGATTGCGAGAGGACGTACACGATGACTGGGCATATGCCAAAGCCCTTATGGTCACGATGCTCACAGCCGGTGGCTTTATCCCAGACCCGACCGGCGGAGCGACACACTACCACGCGACTCGGGTGAGGCCGTGGTGGGCAGCGGAGTTGCAGCAGACAACACAAATAAAAAGCCACATTTTCTACAGAGGCCATCAATGACAACAGCAGCAAACATTCTAAAAACAGCAATCGGGCACATGGAAGAACGTGCAGTCACATACGACAAGCCATCTGGCGAGCGAAGCATGGGCAAGACGGTGGCCATGTTCAACACTCTGACCGAGCATGGCTTGACTGAGGAGCAAGGCTGGCTTTTCATGGCCTGCCTCAAAATGGTACGCTCTCAGCAGGGCCGCTACCGAGCGGATTCATACGAAGATGGAGCGGCGTTCTTCGCACTGGCGGGAGAGAACGCAGCACAGGAGCGCGAGAAATGAGATTCAAAAAACTGACTACAACGGCCATAACGCCGACACGCGGAACACCCGGCGCAGCAGGGCTTGATCTGTACTCTGACCAAGATGCTTTTATCGTGGATTACGCTTCAATAATGGTCGGCACCGGCATCGCTGTAGAAGTGCCAGAAGGTTATGTCGGCCTGCTGTTTTTGCGCTCAAGCATGGGCAAGACCGGCGTTTCGCTGACGAACTCCGTGGGCGTGATTGACAGCGATTATCGCGGCGAGCTGAAACTCTGTCTGACGTACTCGATCGGCAACGGCGGGCACTTTATCAGGCAAGGCGACCGCATAGCGCAACTGGTTGTGCTGCCAGCGCCGACATTTGATCTCATTGAAGTAGATGAGCTGTCATATACCGATCGAGGCACTGGCGGCTTTGGAAGCACTGGTCAATAACATCAACAGGAAAGGAGCATGAAATGCCGACAATCGACAAGATGTACCCGGACACCAAGCCAGCAGAAAATCCATACACACACGATTGGGTGCAGGCAAAGATCGACGAATTTCTGAGAAAAGGCGGGAAGGTCAAGGCAGTGCCAGCAGGAGCTTATACTCAGGACGCGCAGCCGATGTCAGTAATCAGAAGAAAGCTGGAAAAGGAAAAGAATTTCGGTGATGATATACGCACATAGGCCACTTAGCTTGTGCTGCCGGTTTTTTCCCTATTTGTCCGGCGTATAGCTGCAAGCAGCCCCTTCACTGGGGCTTTTTTTATTACTGCGCCCCAACAATTACTCTTTCCAGCTCGATGATATAGGTAGCCAGCCGCCCAGTATCGGCGACATTCAGACACATACCGCCGTCAGTCTGCACCTGCACGGCGAGTGTCGGCTTTGTCGGGAGCGTAATCAATTGACTTGTCTGGCACGCTGTTAAAGTGAGCAGACATAAACTCAGCAGGGTTTTGCTGTATCTCATCGACTTTTTCCTCATGCCGTTGCTGCTCCTGCTTCGCCAGCGCACGCTGGAGCAGTTTCAGCAGCGCACCCAGTAGCTCGACAAGGGCGGTCATTTGATCGGCTTGGTGGCCTTGTAGCGGCCATAGACGGCCATGATGCCGCCAGCAGCCGTGGCGATGCCCACGATAGCCGCCGTGATGGTCGCCTGGTCATCTGGAGTCAGCACCACGCCGAACAACTGGATCACGCCACAGATGGTGGCAACATAGCCGCCGACGATAGACTTGCTGGTGTACCACGATTTGCCTTCCATATCCTTCTCCTTTGTCATTACAGAATTTGCTCAGGCCCAAACGACCCATTCCATCCAATGTAAACAAACGGCCTCGGGCTGATCCCCAGCTTGCGCCCGAGATCGATGTGGCAGAAACCGTTGTGTAGCCCTACACGAAAGCCCATCGAGTGCGCCATGCGAGCAAAGGCCAGCTTATCGTCATCCGGCCAGTTGCGCCATGCGATGTCAGCGGCCATGCTGCCGGTCGTTTTCCATTTCGGATTGGTAATCAGGTGCAGCGAATTCGGGTGCCCGCCCTCGTTCTCGTTGTTCTTCGGGCACCGGCACACAGAGGACAGCAGCATCGGCTTGCCCCACTGCACGCGCAGGGACGGCAGCATTGCAGCGAATTCCATGTCCATCTGGATCAGCCCGCAGCACTGGCAGGCGAGTTCTTTTGCAGAGAAGAAGGGGAGGTTGGTGAGCCAGACGTTCATACTCGATCCGCCTTTTTGTTGAGTGCGCCGCTGATGTCGTCCAGCTTGGTGAACAGGCGCTCCATTGTGTGGTTGAACTCTTGCCGAGTGACATACGTTCCAGCTACCAAGGTTTCTATCGAACTGAGCCTGTCGATGGTCTGCTTGTCGGTCGCCTGCAACGATTTTACTTCGTTCCAGATGTTGTTCAGCAGGAACCCCGCAAGAAACGAGAATCCGCCCAGCACGATGTTGAACATGACTTGATAATCCATTAGCAAGGTCTCCATACAATTGATTTCCGTCCCCAGATTGTACTTCAAAATTGCGTTACATACATTACCCGTTCAACTTTCCAATCAGGTATGCGGCAATCTGGGTGACCATCTGGTTGAGCGTCAGCTCTCCGTGGTCAGCCAGGCTGATGACAAATGGCTCAGCACAGTCGCCCCCGTAGGGGCCACCGATCCAGCGGAAGGTTATCAGACCGTTCTTGAAGTCTGCCGTGTCCACAGCAATCTGCGGATGGGATTCTACGCCTGTGTTGATGATGAGTGATGCCATGATAATTACTCCAGTATGCGGAAGGTTACAGTCCAGATGATGCTCATTGTCGCATTCGCATCAGGGTCTACAGTCAGCTTCAGGTTCGTGCCGTCTGTGGTTCGGTTTGCCAAGGTGAAAGTCACAGTGCCTGCCGCAAGTGCCGTGGTGATCGTCACATAACGATCCGTGTCGGAGCCATCACCAATGATGATGTCCTCCACAGTCGCGCCTGAGACAATGCCCACGATGCTTTCGATGTAGGCTTTGGCTGGCAACACGGCTTGGTTCACTCCACCGATATATTGGAGTTCGTTCGTGCCAGTCCATGTGTTCGTCCAGCGAACTTGCCTTGCTTCAGACATTGGCTTGCCGATTACAGTAGCGCCGCTGGCTGGCAGCATCGCGTGGTTCTTGTTGCCACTGGAGTCAAGAATCTGGCCTGTGTCTGATTGGGCGTCTCTGGCGTCCCACCAGCCGGTGACTCCTGCCCTTGTGAACGTAACATTCTTCAAATAAATTGGATTTGACGTTGTAGCAGAACCAAAGGCCGTGCCGTCTGCATTAGCCATAATCCATCGAATATCTGTGCTGCCAGATGGAAACTCTGGAGTTGTGTATACAACATCCGTTTCTGCTCCTGCTGGGATGCTCTGAGCCACAGCGCCGGAAATCGGGCCGTTTTGATTGCCGATAACCGCATATGAAAACGGGCTGCCCACAGGGTTGAAAAACTTTGTTGCAACTCTGTACCGGAATCCACCGGACGCGATAGATTTTGCAAGTCCAACTGATCCTGTTGTGCTTGTTCTTTGTCCTCTCAGCCAGTTGTCTGAGCCATTAATCCCATCGACATTCCCAGTGGCTGTCGTTCCGACATTTGCGGCCCACCCGTCAACCCCCGCGCTAAAATCCGACGTATAAACCGCTGTCTGACTCGCCCCCAAATCCGCCAGCGCAGGGCCGTTGTTATATAGGGACAAGACTTCTGCTGCGGAGAGGGCGCGGTTGTAGATGATGGCGTTTATGGTGTCGGAGGCTATTCTTACTGTATCCGTACCGCTAAAAACAAAAACTCCGGCATTATCTAGAGTAGCTGTAGCTGCCGCAGTAATTGAAACAGCTGTCCCAAGTTGCACGCCGTTAACGTAAAACGTAACTGATCCGGCAGCGGTTGCTGTTTCTCTGATAACCGATGCCGTAAACTTTGCGTAGGAACCGTCAGTTAATCCTGTTGCAACCGTTGAATCGAAAGTTGTGGCGTTTCTGTATAAGCGCAACAAACCTCCTGCTTCTACTGCAAGAGAATACCCTACATCACTTAATATTTTATAAAACAGCCGTTGCCGCACTGATGGCGTGTAATCCGGCAGGCTCCCCTCCCAGTGCAGCGTAAAGTCGTTCGTTGCCATGTCCAGATTTGCATTGTCTGCTACCTGCACACCATTGCTCCCGCTCGTCGCAGATGTCATCGCAACCCGAATAGCCCTCGCCAGTGACCCCAGATTGCCGCCCGATACCGACCCCCTCACTTGAAGGTTATCTATAATCTCATTACGAATATCAGGCATCAGAAGCCTCCAAGAAGTCTACCGAACACTGTGGTTGACAGTGTACAGGTTGTTGTCGCCATTGGCGTGATTGTCAGTTTCAGGTTGGTGCCGTCAGAGTATCTGTTGGTCAGTGGAACAAAGACCGGCACACCTGCTGTCAGTGGGCCAGACACTGTTGCGTAGTACGAAGCATTAGAGCCGTTGCCAATCGTGAAGCCAGCCGTGGTCGTTGCACTGGGCGTGAGGATGATGCCCTCGATGTAGAAGTTCGTTGGGTACACAGCTTGGTTCACGCCGGGGAAATACTGAAGCTCAGAAGTAGCAGCCCAGGTGTTCTCCCATGTCAGTTGAACGTCTGGTCGTCTATCACCGAGAATCGTCGCACCGCTCGCAGGCAGCAGCATGTGGTTCTTGTTGCCGCTTCTGTCTGCCAATTGCCCGGTGTTGGTCTGGGCGTTGAAGGCGGGCCAGTGGGCGGTGATGCCGAGTTTGTATGTGGACAGGTCATCTATGTAGATAATGTCCCCGCTCGTAACCAGAGCAACATTTCCAGCTGTCACTGGATAGAGTGCAATTCTGCGCCCACTATCCTCTGTTGCCAGCGCCATGAGCCTAGACTCAAACGATTGCCATGTGTCGGCGGCAGTGATTTGAAAGTATTCTGATGCGTCTAAGGAGTCGGAACCTGACGCTGTTAAGCCGACCAGCACACCAGTAGCCGTAGCGTTAGCGGCAGGGCGTGCCGCCATGAATGTTACTTTTGTACTCCTGAACAGGTACGCCCCAAAAGTGCTTCTACGCGCCCGTGCAGATGACGCCCCACCAGACGACATAGAAAGCACATTGTCTCTGCCAAATATGCCATCTACCGCAGTAACTGTAAGGCCGTTTACTCCGGAAAACCCACCCAACGAATCAGTGAAATCAATAGCCAGTTTCGCAGTCTGACTCGCCCCCATATCAATGGCATCCGGCCCCCGCACACAGAACGCCAGACACTCCGTCACACTCAGCGCCCGGTTGTAGATCGCGCCATCGTAGTAGTCACCCTCGGTTGTGGTGGTGCTGGTGCCGAGCAGGTAGAGGTTGGAGGTGTTGTCTACTGAGAGAATCGCGGCCTTTACAGAAATGTTGTCGAAATCGTAAACAGCGTCTGCTGTTGACACGCCACAGTGTATGTAGACCGTGCCGGTTGCCGCCGCAGTGAAATATGTACTGAACGCGCCGCCGGACACTGTCAGGGTCTGCGCCCCATACACAGTTCCGCCCGACGCGGCAGACGAGCTTTTTGCTTGTAGGTACGGAACCCCTGTGCCTGAGACAAAAGCGCAACTACCAACAAGCGCATAACTCCTTCCTGCCACTACGCTGATGGCTTGCATGCCTGTTGTAACAGCGCCAGTCCTCGACACTCGCATCGCGCCAGACGACCATGCAACCGTGCCGCTGCTGCCAGAACTGAGCGTCCACCCCGTGATGTCAGTGGCAAAGTCGCCGTTGGTAACAAGTTCAGTCGTTGTGTCTCCTGCGGAAGTAATGGCAACAGCAGTCCCAAGCTGCACCCCATCCACCACAAAGGTCACAGAACCAGCAGTTGTCGCAGTCTCTCTCGCCACAGGAATGATAATCACAGGCTCGACATTCGATGCAGAAGTCAGCGCCACAGTGCTGTCGTAGTTGAACCCGTTGATCGTCAGCCGCACAATGCCCGTGGTCAGCAGCGTGACGATCACGCCAGTGGTGCCATCGTGCTTGTGGTACAAGATTTCGTTGGCAGCAGGGCGAGTGGTCGTGATGCGCTTCTGCACCACCACCGAGAAGTTGTTCGTGCCCATGTCTATATCGGCGTCATCCAGCACTTGCAAGGTGCGTACTGATGCAGAGGCAAGCAGGGCCACACGAATGGCTTTGGCAAGCGTAGTGGTGCGAGCAATAGTCGGCACCAGCACGCCGTCGATGGTGGGCGTGCCAGTCAGTGCAGGCGATCCAGCAAACACCAGTGCGCCTGTGCCTGTTTCGTCGGTGATAGCCGCAGCCAGGTTGGCACTGCTGGGTGTAGCCAATACCGTCGCAACGCCAGTGCCAAGCCCGGAGATGCCGGTCGCTACAGGCAGGCCGGTGGCGTTGGTCAAGACAGCAGCAGAAGGCGTGCCCAACGCAGGCGTCACCAGCGTCGGTGAAGTCGCCAGCACGATGCCGCCAGAGCCTGTCACGTTCTGCCCCAGCGCCGTAGCAACGCCTGTGCCGAACGCGGTGATGCCAGTGCCGCCATTGGCGACAGGAAGGGTGCCGCTGATGTGCGTTGTCAGCCCGACCTTGCCCCACGCAGGAGCCACTCCAACGCCGCCAGAGAGCAGTGCGTTGCCGGTGTCTACATCAGCCAGCTTGGACAGCGCCGTTGCGCCTGATGCGTACAGGATGTCGCCAATGGTGTAGCTGGCGTTACCAGTGCCCCCGTTGGCCGCTGGCAGCGTACCAGACACCTGAGTAGTCAGAGACACCCCAGACAGCGTGCCGCCCAGCGTCAGGCTTCCAGAGGCTGTCACGGTGCCGGTGAGTGTGATGCCGTTCACAGTTCCTGTGCCAGCAACGGAGGTGACGGTGCCAGCGCCCAGCGTCGTGCGGGCAGTGGCGGCGTCGGTGTCGTCCAGCAGCGTGCGCGCAAACGAGGTCAGCGTGGTGACTGCGTAGGCGTCCAGCGCCGTGGTGTAGATCATCCTGTCAGCGGCAGTAGTAAGCCCTGCGATTGATTGCAGGCCAGCGTCGTAGGCCTGAACGTCAGTGCCGATCACCAGATCGTAGATGTCCCGTACTTGTGCCGGTGTCTTGTTGACCCAGTTGGCACCGTCGCGCATCAGGATGTCGTTCGTGGCAATGCTCGTCAGCGTCACATCATGCTGGTCGCGGATTGCAGAGCCGTTTTCAGAACGCACCATGATCGTTCCGCTGCTATGAGCATGGATCACAAATGCAATCGGCAGCTTCAGCCCAGATGTCGGCTCAGTCTTCGTGAGCGCCCCTGCCGTGGTCGTGGAGACATACAGCACATCGCCGTCAAGGTAAGCCGCTGTGTTGAGCTGGCGAATCTTGCCGAAGCTGGTGACCTTGCCGTCAGCGCCAGCAGCGATGTTTTCTGTGGCAATGCCGAGCAGGAATTTGGCGTTCGACACACTGGTGCCGTCCATCGGCCCGATAGTGATCTTGCCAGAATTGCCTACCGTGCCAGTCGCCATCACAACCGTGCCCTTGGTAATCTGGCTGGCCGTGCCATTACGCACCTGATACAGCATGTCCTGCCCAACGTGCAGCACGGCGCTGTTGTAGACCAGCTCAAGTGTTTGCTCGTCAACGTCCCAAGTAACCGTGCCTTGGGTGTCCACGCCGCCAGAGAGCTGCACACTGTCCAGCAGGATGTCAGAAGTCCATTCCACATCAAAGTCAGTAGCCGATGCCTTTTGCACCAACTGCCGCACTGTGCCGCCAATAGGAACGCCTGGGCCGGTGGAGCCAACCGACAGCGTGATCGTCGCAGGAGAGCTGGGCGGAGTCAGGTCAATTGATACGCCAGTGGCTGGCGTCAGGCTGACGGTGATGTCAGGCATGGGTGATCTCCCTGATGACAGGTATCAAAAAAGTTTCAGTTGAGCGCACAAAGTCGTCGCCATCAACGAACTGGATGTCGCAGTAGTAGGTGCCGATAATCCAGTCGATCTCGCCGCCAGACAGCGTGAAATAGCCGGTGTTGACAGGATCTTTGGTGACGGTCAATGACTCAATCAGGGTATCTTTTGCATCGCGCACCTGGCTGGTGATGGTGTACAGTGTCAGAGAGGTCGCAACGCCGTCGATTTTGTATATTCCGTTGAGCTGGAAGGTGTCGCCCTGCTTGATTGGGTCAATGCTTAAAAGATCGCAATCATCGCTCATTTTGGATTTCTCCGCTTAATGCCCGCTCTTTTTTGCAGGATAGCCTGCATTTTAACACCAAGGTCAAAACCTTGCACAGATAACGCTTCAAAAGCGTCCATGATGGCTTCCTGCTGCTCGCCTGACTGTTCCAGTGCTGTGTACTGGTCTTTGCGGGCAGAAATCGGGTTTCGCTTGATTGATCTATGCGACATTGATCGTAATCCTTTCAAGGTAGTAGGCTGGGTGATACACCTTGAAGGTGTACTGCCCTTGCGCGTTTGCATCAAACGACACAGATCCAGCTTCAGTGGTCACAACGGCATCCGGCCATGTCACCTGCGCCCCATCTGGAATGCCTGATATTGAGATCGTATCACCAACCAATCCGTCAGCGTATTGAAGCGCCATGATTTGCTTCGGCAATATTTGGCCCCCAGAATAATAGCAGGTTGCTATTCTGCATTGGCCTTCAATGACAACAGCCGTCATGCCATCAATCTCCTCGACCACATTGGCGTTAGTGACCTTCTTGGCTATCGACCCGTCTGCGCGAACATAGATGATATTCATTTTCTGGAACTCAACACGCTGAAGTACCCGGTCATTGCCTCAACGTCTGTGCCGGTTGCTGCAATCTTTGACCAGCCCCTGAAACTGACCGATGTGCCGCTTGGCGGGTCAATGTCTGCCCACGGCACGGTGATGCTGATTGTAATCGTCTGGCGCGTTGCCCCAACGATCTCCTGATTTACTCTGGCAAGCTCCTCGTATAGCGTCGAAAGGCCAAGCGATATGATGTGAGTGTCAGCACCAACGCCCTCGTAATTCACCGTCAGCATAATCTGCGCCTCTTGCGGAGAGGCTGATCCGAAATCAACGGTCACGGTGCCCAGCAGAGTCCAATCTGTGAACGTGTTGCTGGCGGTCTCTGCCAGCGCCAAGCCTGCCCCATAGTCTGCTTCAGCGCCAACAAACAGCGTGGCAGCGTTGTCGGTCAGCTTTGGCGTGGTGACAGCAGCGTCCCCAATTTTTGTGTTAGTGACAGCGCCAGTGTTGATCTTTGCCT